ATATCCTCTGCTACTAATTCATCTAAGATTACCCATCTGCTACGTATTTTCATACCAAATACACACGCAGGTGTTAATCCAAAGTCAATTCCTACATAGATTGGTGCATCAGGAAGTATAGCTATATCGCCTTTAGCAACGTGTACATCTTTCCTAAACATTTCATATACAGGCTTACCATCTTCTATTTGTCCTAGTTTGTTAAGGACATACACATCTATCCATGATTTAGACTTACCACGTACAATACTGTCATAGTAGTTCTTAGTAAGGTTCTTGCCATTTTCTTTATCTGGGTTATCTGTGTAACCCTCTAATTCTTTTTCTTTATTTCTATCTTCTAGCATTGCTGGTGGCTGATTATAGAATATCCAGTTATCAGGTTTGACTAACATCTTAGCTTCTTGTTTGGTTATATAATCAGGAAGCATTGCTTCACCTGATAGGATTGACCACCAATGGTCAGTATCAGGTGGGTTAGTATCACATATCACACCATACCAACTAGGACCACCATCACGCATACTAGGAAAACGTCCAACACGCATAGTACATGCATCAACAATTGACTTAGGTATCTCTCTTGCTTCATTAATCCATACTCCTGTTAGCTCCAATGATAGTAGTTTCTTAACATCATCTGGTCTATCTAGGGCTAAAAATATAACTTCTAGGTCTAAATCACCTTTTTTTATCCTATGTGTATAGGGAACGCTGTAATTGAACTTACCCCATTCATCTTCTGGAAACCAGTCGATCCAAGTTTTTATTGTGGTTGTTTTCAATTGTGGGTTGGTATTTCTTATTACAGCCCATCTAGAATGTCTTATGCCATCATCAGCTGGTTCCTGCATCAATGCTCTGCGCATGATTTCAATACAACAAGATACTGATTTGCCACTACCTACTGGTCCACGCAGACCACGAAAGAACGAATCGTCTTTCATAAATTGTTTCAGTATTTCGCCGTCAGGCTTATAGGTTAACGAGGTCATGCTCTACTGCCAGCTTATATAACTTCTCTAATGTTACTGCTGATAAAGATTCAAGCACTCTTTCTGCTTCTCTATCGGTTATTGCTTCTTTTGGCAATCCTTTCATATGGCTCATCTTAACAGCAATGATAAGCTTTTTCATAGCTGGTGCGTTGTATTTTCTTAGGGTTTCTATTGAATGTGCCATTGGTATCTAAAAAATATTTTCAATCCATTTTGGGCTATTTAAGGTCGATTTAAGTATCTACCAGTTCTCTTGCCATCTTGCTGGCTAGTTCTAGTGAATGTCCTCTGGACATCTTAATCTCTATAACTTCTTTGATTCGTTTGTTTCTGTAAGCTCGTTTCTCTTTTTCCTCATTAGCAATCATTTGCTTGGCTCTTTTTTCCATCTTGGTAAGTTTGCTAGCCATTACTTGATTCCATATTTATTATGAGTTTCCTGCATTTTTTTATTGTATTTCAATATTGCTTTATCTTTTTTAGACATTGGTTTTTGAGTTGTTGATTTGTTACCAGACAGTGTTACAGCTGTAAGTCCAGTCCCTGTTAAAAATCCTTTATCAAAACCAGTTATTAATGGCTTATGAAATTTAGCTACAGCATTTCCTGTAACTGGATCAATATCAAATCTTTTAAATTGTTGACCACTCATCTTGCCATATTCTCTAGCTTTTTCTATTCCAGTCTTAGTAGACTTTCTTATTTTATCTTTAGCTATCTTTACAGCATACTTTCTGCTTATAAGTGATAGTCCTCCTGTTACTAGTGGTATTAGTGCTGGAAATGCCATTATCTTGTCCTATATTTATCTGGGTTGTTTTTCTTATCTCTATCGGTTACACGTTTGAAGTTTCCAATAGCCAATAAGGTGCCGGGTACAGTAGTTTTAAGTTGATCTTTTAAAAATTTATTAGCCATGTTGCTCTGTTCCATCTTATATCTTTCATAGTTGCCTTTGTATCTAGCCCTATCTTTCATAAAATTTAGTTCTTCTTTGAATCTATTTTGTGAAAACCAATTGCCTGATGTTCCTTTAGGAGCTTTTGGTGGATTAAATTTTGGCATCTTGTTAGTTGCTTTAAATGTATTGGTTGCTCTATTCGCCGCCAATGAATACTTGATACCAGCTTTTACACCTTGTGCTAATAAACCACCCGGTATCACAAAACTTGCAACCTCACCAAACGTGTCTATGGTTTGCTTGTTGTCTTTATAAAACTTTTTACCTCTTTTAAGTAAACTTTCCATGTCTTTTTATACCATACCTTATTGGGGAATGAAAATACTTTGAGGGAAAATAATGCGAGGGGAACCCCTATACATATGGTGACTGCCTAGTTTTCTAACCCCCATGTCTATGGATAATGTCCCTGTAATATTCCTACCCCAAGTCTATTGTAACCTTAAAGTCCCCTGCTACTAGGTGTTGGTGTTTGTCTGGAGCTTTGAATCCTGCCCTATCTAGTATGTCTTTACTAGCTTCAAGCTGTACATACTCTGACTTAGCCCCTGCAGACAGGGACATTAACTTATTAACAGCCTTAGCAGAAGATATACCTAGTGTTTGATTGATTACTTGCATCATGTACTTCTGTACCTCTGGTTTATGTAGCATCTTGGACCCATTTACCCTAGCAGAGTTTCCCTTATATCCTGCTATTAATGATGCTTCCTTTATAGTACATCCTGTTGATACTAGTGTATCTACTAATATCTTTGCTTTAGGGTGTATATCTACTGCTGAGGCTATCTTCTTATTCATACTGAAGTTATATGCTACGCAAGGATATTTGTAAAGTTCTGCGTAATATTTACTTTATTTTCTGTCTATTTAATTTGCTGTCTCTTGCCTTAAAATATTATCTCGTGTCGAATGTACCTCTAAGGTTCCCCTTTTGCAAGACGTTCCATACCAACCGACCCTCTTACTTGCAAAAGGACTGACCTAGAGGCTACCTATTCGCACATAATATTTAGGCGAGAGCCAGGAGTAAATTATGTCAGAAAATAAAATAGTAAATATTCCTACAGAAGATAAAATCCTATCTAGGAAGAAAGAACTTATGTTTAAAGACAGAGACTATCCTGAAAACAGCCACTATACCAGTGAGCTACGCAGTAGGATTATCTTCTGTCAGAATCGTAAGAGACTGATGCAGAACCAAATATCTGATTTCAAAGCTCAGGTAAATGAAATAACAGATGAACCTGCAAGGCGTGAAGATGTCGCAACACAAGACAGAATCAATGCCTTGGAGGGTTTCATTGCACGCAATGAGGAATCATTCAGAATTTGCGAGTATGAAGAAAGTAAATATCAGAAACAACATGAAGAATTAACTGGTAAGACATTCGTAAGAAAAGCTCAGACCAGCAAATTCAACGCAGTTGGTTCATCTGGTAACCAATACTTAAAGATGAAATCAGTAATATAACTTCATCACAAAGATATCTGAGTTGTTAATTCAGCTCAGGTATCTAATTACAACAATCAACAATCACAAAGTCAGCTGTTATTTAGCTGGCTAGGGAGGTGTATAACTATGGGCATTGTGCGTTTTGAATTGTGCGTGAGTTCTAAAAGGGTGCGGAGAATCGCATTCGGATTTGATACGAGGGATCACTACGTTTATACATTTAAAAGAATTAAATATATAAGTTAATTTAATTTGATTATGTAGTACAAATGTAGTACAATTGTAGTACAAATTAAGGAGTTATATTATGAAACATTACGCAATAACAATAGATAAAATTACAACAGAAACATATTATATTAAATGTGATTCTGATGAAGTTGCTAAAAATAAAGCTATAAACTTAGGTTATGAGAATCATCATGGACTTAATATTATGGATATAAAAGTTGTTGATATAGAAACTGAAGATACGCCTGATTATCCTGATGATTATGAGGAAGTTTCTTAAATAAAGTACCACCTGAACATGTGGATAAACTGTTCAAATATAAATTAACTTGGAGGAACATTATGTTTGACTTAACAATAGAAGAAATTGACAAAATAATTGATGATGAAATGCAGAGTATTCCAGATGTTTATGGAGAATTCTGCTCACTATCACATAAAAAAGGTGCTTTATATATGGCACATAGTATCAAGAGAAGATTGAATAATGATTTTCAAAACAAGGTAGACATGGTATCTGCACAAATGGAGGAACAAAATGAGAAAACCAACAATATATGAAATAAAAAAACTAACAAAAGAATCAGCACCTTATTTTTTTGATAAAGAGACTATGAAATTTTTTAATCAAAGACTAAAAGATTTCAAAGTATTTTCAAAAGATAAAGGTAGATTTAAAATATCTGCACCTTCGCACGACTATAGAGGGGAATACATGGGCGATACTATAAGATATTTCAACCCAACAACAAACGAACTAGAGACAAAAATACCATGAATGATATGTATGTATATAGATTGTGTCTATCACGTAAACGCATGAGAAGATTAATTGCTGGTCAAGTAACAGGACTTGACCTTGTAACGTATGGCATTTACTACAAGAAATATATAGGAGTAACAGATTGTCTGTTACGTAAGACATTAAATTAATAAGGAGAATCATAATGGAACTAGCATTATTACGTGGTGAGGGTATCATCACAGCAGACCAGCGCTATGCACTAACTGAGTTTCTATTATTTCATAGAGACAATAAAGATGTATGGCGTTTCATTGTTGAATATGCTGATGAGGCACGACAAAAGAAAAGACATAGATATTCTATTGAAGATATTATATCTGTAATACGTTGGCATACTGATAAACATACAAGATCAACAGATGGATTTAAGATTAATAATAATCATAAACCATTCTATGCCAGATGTTATATGGCTTATCGTGAGTGCAATGGATTCTTCGCAACACGTGACAGTAAAGCAGATAACATTTGTTATAAGACGTTGGTTGAAATGTATTTTAAATAACTGTCA